GAATGGTTATGATGGCAAGTTATTTGAGAAGTTCACCAAGGTCTTCTCAGGGCACTACCATACTAGATCTGATGATGGTAGAATCTTCTATTTGGGAAACCCCTACGAGATGTTCTGGAACGATGTCAGTGATAGGAGAGGATTCCACATCTTTGATACAGAAACTTTTGAACATACTCCAGTAGACAATCCATACAGACTGTTCTATCAAATCTACTATGAGGATAATGATTATCAAACATTTGATGCTAGAGAGTATGAAAACAAACTAGTCAAGGTCATTGTCAAGAGTAAAACAAACAGCACCAAGTTTGAAAAGTTCATTGACAAACTCTATTCTGTCAATGTATCAGACCTAAAGATTGTTGAGAACTTCAACTTTACTGGATGGTATGATGGAGATTCAAGTGAAGACCTAGAGACAGAAGACACCCTTTCTATCTTGAATAGATATATTGAAGAATCGGAAGTATCATTAGATAAGTCTATTATTCAGGGTGTGATTAGAGAAGTCTATCAGGAGGCATGTGAGTTGGTCTAATGTATATCATCACTGTAGAAGGAAAAGAAAAAGAAGGTGCTTATTCTGTAGTAGATGAGGATGGAGAACAAGTTCTCTATATCTTTGAAGAGGAAGATGACGCCTCTAGATACTCAATGCAACTTCAAGAACTTGACTATCCAGAGATGAAGGTGCTAGAAATAGAAGATGAAGTAATGATTAAAACCTGTGAGATGCATGACCATAAGTATGCTATCATCACCAGAAATGATATTGTGATTCCCCCTGACGACGCAAATGATTATCTTTAAGAGTATTACCTGGAAAAACTTTCTGTCAACAGGGCAACATCCCACAACTCTAAAACTGAATGACAAAGCAACATCTCTGATTGTTGGTTCTAATGGTGCAGGCAAGTCCACTGTGTTGGATGCTCTGACCTTTTCTTTGTATGGCAAATCATTCAGGAAGATTAATAAAGCACAACTCATCAACAGCACCAATGAGAAGAACACATTGGTTGAGATTGAGTTTTCTGTCAATCAGACAGATTGGAAAGTAGAGAGAGGTATCAAACCAAATATATTCAAGATTTATAGGAATGGTGAAGAACTGAACCAGAACTCTTCTGCTGTAGACCAACAAAAGTGGTTAGAGCAGAATGTGTTGAAGATGAACTACAAGTCTTTTACACAGATTGTTATTCTGGGTAGTAGTTCCTTTGTTCCCTTTATGCAACTTCCCTGTAACAGCAGGAGGGAGGTTGTAGAAGATCTGCTAGATATCAAGATCTTCTCTTCTATGAACGATATTGTGAAGCAGAAGATTAGATCTATCAAAGATGAAGTCAAGACTCTAGAACTGAAGAAGGAATCACTGAAAGATAAAGTTGAAATGCAAAAGAACTTTATCAAGAAGGTTGAGAACCAGAGTAAGGATGATATTGAAAGTAAGAACAGGCAGATTGATAGTAACCAAGATAAGGTTGAGACTCTATTCAAAGACAACTTCAAACTTGAAGAGTGCTCTGTTCAAGTGAAAGAAGATATGAAGCAGTTTGAAAGTGCCACTGTAAGGTTGAAAGAGTTTGGTGGAATCAAAGGCAAGATGTCTCAAAAGATTGCATCTATTGTGAAGGAGCATAAATTTTTCTCTGAAAATAGGGTTTGCCCTACCTGTAATCAAGATATTGAAGAGTCATTTCGTTTAAATAGAATTGGTGACTCCCAAAATAAAGCAGAAGAATTGCAGCAGGGGTATAAAGAACTCCAACAGGCAATTAAAGAGGAAGAGTTGAGGGAGTCTACCTTTATCCAATTATCAGGAGATCTAAGTAAAACCCTTAATGAAATTGCTCAAAACAATACTCTCATCAATGAGATACAGAAACAGATCAGAAGACTGGAATCAGAAATTCAAACTCTGTCCAGTCAAGTTGCAAACAAAAATACTGAACATGAGAAGTTAGAAGAGTTTAGAGAGAGTTTGCAGGATACCTATTCTAATCTTGCAGAAAGAAAAGAGAGCATTTCCTATTATGATTTTACTTACAGTCTCCTGAAAGATGGTGGAGTCAAGGCGAATATCATCAAAAAATATTTGCCACTGATTAACCAGCAGGTGAATAAGTACCTTCAGATGATGGACTTCTACATCAACTTCAAGTTGGATGAAGAGTTCAATGAAACTATTGAAACACCCATACATGAGGACTTTACTTATTCCTCCTTCTCTGAAGGTGAGAAGATGAGGATTGACCTTGCTCTCTTGTTCACTTGGAGAGAGATTGCTAGAATGAAAAATTCTGTCAATACCAATCTCTTAATTATGGATGAGGTGTTTGATAGTTCACTGGATGGATTTGGTACAGAAGAGTTCTTGAAGATTATCAGGTTTGTGATCAAGGATGCTAACATCTTTGTTATCTCCCACAAGACTGGTATGGAAGACAAGTTCACTGATGTGCTAAAGTTTGAGAAGTTCAAAGGTTTCTCTAGGTTAGTACAATGATTGTTCCAAACTGGCAACATCACAGCAAAAAAGAACAGAAGGTTCATCTAAAACCTGAAGCACTAAGGCAACGTAAAGAAGCATTACAGTTTCTAAAGAAAAAGTTAAGTGTAACCAAAAGTTCATTAAGTTAGCATACGGTGACTAAATAATTCAGTGAGTGAGGAGGTTAATTATGCATAACCTAGTATCACACAATGAACTAGCATCATGGAAGTGGGATCAAAAAAACACTGTGGACGCCAAATACGACCAAGTATCCGAGTACTTCCAGTGCATTTCAGAATGTGGTATAGTAGACCATCAAGCAAGGAGATTCTGCAGACACATCCTAACTGAAGATTGATTTATTAGAACACATTTAAAGGAGTTTTACTCACCAAAGCCCCCTGCACCTTAAATAAGTGTGGGGGGTTGGTTCGTGTGCCACTTTTTAAACTGGTTGGAACTGAATCCAAAACCTCCAAGGCAGTGTAGACTATTCACATAAGCAAAAGGGTCCATGCCAATCAACTATGAAATCAAGTCTCAACTGGCAAAACTGCTTGCTACTGAAGACCTTGTGGTTGAGAACAGAAATGTAAGGACTGCTCAGTTCAATGTTGATACACGTGTACTGACTCTCCCTATGTGGAAGAGGGCATCCAACAGTGTCTATGATATGTTGGTGGGTCATGAAGTGGGTCATGCTCTCTTCACTCCTAATGTAGATCCACCAAAGTCTGTTCCTCATCAGTTCCTCAATGTGACAGAAGATGCACGCATTGAGAAATTGATGAAACGTAAATATCCTGGTCTCCATAAGAGTTTCTTTGCTGGATACAAAGAACTGTCAGAGGATGACTTCTTCTGCCTTGATGGTGAAGACCTAGAAACTATGAACCTGGCAGATCGTATCAATCTCTACTACAAGATTGGTAGGTTTGTTGATATCCCCTTCACTGATGAAGAGAAGGATATTGTTGATATGGTTGGTGAGACTGAAACCTTTGGTGATGCTTGCATTGCAGCAGAGACTCTCTACAAGTATTGCAAGGGTCAACAGACTCAACAGGAAAAGATGCCTGATGTGCAGATGAATAGTGATGGTGTTGGTGGAGGAACCCCTGAAAAAGACAACACACCTTCTAGTCAAAGTGAGTCACAAGAATCAGAGGAAGGAGAATCTGAAGAGAACAGTGTAGAAGAGAGTGGTGAAGTCTCTGAAGATGTTGAAGATATCAATGAGAATGAATCTTATGGTGGGACATCTAATATGGATGTGACCACTGATGATATGTTCAATCAGGGTGTTGAGCAACTGAATGGTAACTTTAATCCCTATAGTGTTCCTGGTTACTATGAAGTTCCTGATGCTAATATTGAAGAGATTGTTGTACCCTATCATCAAATCAAGAGTGAACTTGACCTTTACTTCACATGTGAGGAGAGGATTCAAGATGCCAATTTTGACTGGGCAGATGATGAGTACAAAAAGTTCAAGAAGAATGCTCAACGTGAAGTTAACTACTTGGTAAAAGAGTTTGAGTGTAAGAAGTCTGCTGATGCTTATGCTCGTGCTGCCACTTCTAGGACTGGTGTTCTTGATTGCACCAAACTTCATACTTACAAGTACAATGAAGATCTTTTCAAGAAGGTCACCACTATCCCTGATGGTAAGAATCATGGACTAATCTTTATTCTTGATTGGTCTGGTTCTATGGCAGATGTTCTGAAGGATACTATCAAGCAACTGTACAATCTTGTTTGGTTCTGTAGCAAGACAAACATTCCTTTTGATGTCTATGCATTCACTTCCTCCTATGCTGTGAGGGAGCATGAAGGTTTCCAAGATCTCAAGGTTCCAGCAAATGAGTTCTGGATTGCACCTGACTTCAATATGCTGAATGTCCTGTCCAGTAAGTTCAAGAAAAAGGATTTGGAAGCACAAATGATCAACCTCTGGAGGGTTGTTTATCAATTCAAGCACTATTGTGGATGGGCTTGTCCTCCTGGGTATGGTCTTTCTGGTACTCCTTTGAATGAAGCACTGTATTGCCTTCACAATCTCATTCCTCAATTCAAGAAAGAGAACAATCTTCAAAAGGTTCAGTGTGTGATTCTTTCTGATGGTGAAGCAAACCCCACTGGAATTACTAGGAAGTATTGGAATGATTATCTGGATAAGGAGTGTGTTGGTACATCAAGACTTTCTCCAGAAACTTCTTATCTTCGTAATCGCAAGACTGGTCACACCTACAAGATTGGTTATGAGTATTACAAGTTCACTGAAATTGTTCTCAATGATCTCAAGCAAACATTCCCTAACACCAACTTCATTGGTTTCCGTATTGCTGAACCTAGGGACTTTGGTTCCTTCATCAAAAGGTATGAATCTATCAATGATGCAAAGTACAGACTGATCAAGAAAGCAAAGTTCCACGCTATTAAGAACTCTGGATATACTTCTTACTTTGCCATTTTGAGCAATGCTCTCAACAATGACACTGAGTTTGATGTTGAGGAAGGAGCATCCAAAGCAAAGATCAAGAGTGCCTTTACTAAGAATTTGAAAGGCAAAGCTCTAAATAAGAAAGTCTTGAGTCAGTTTATGGATCTGGTCTGCTGACCACTTTGGAAACTGGTCACAGGGGGCACCAAAAGACCTCCTGACCCTTTATAATTAATCTGTTGAACACAAATCAAATGGCACTCTCCACAGAATACATTGTCTCTTCTCTCCAATCACTCTATGGTGAAAATGTAACTGCTGCTGATGTTCGTGCATGGTGTGCCATTAACAGCACCACCTATCAGACTGTTACTAAGAAACTTGATGAATACAAGACTGGTCGTGGCAAGTGGGAATTGACTGTTCAGGAAAAACTTGAGCAAGATTACCAAGCACCTGCTGCCCTTCCTGCCGTTGAACAAAACCTTATCCCACAGAAAGATGATACCTTCGTCAGCTTTGGTAATTTCACAGATATCAAAAAAATTATTAAGTCCAATCTTTTCTACCCTACGTTCATTACAGGACTCTCTGGCAATGGCAAAACGTTCTCTATTGAACAAGCGTGTGCGCAACTCAAAAGGGAACTCATCCGTGTAAACATTACCATTGAGACTGATGAGGATGACCTGATTGGTGGTTTCCGTCTGGTCAATGGTGAAACTGTTTGGCACAATGGTCCTGTGATTGAGGCACTCCAACGTGGTGCTGTTCTGCTGCTGGATGAGATTGATCTGGCATCTAACAAGATCCTGTGCCTTCAATCTATCTTGGAAGGTAAAGGTGTCTTCCTGAAAAAGACTGGTCAATACATTTCACCTGCTAAAGGTTTCCAAGTGTTTGCTACTGCCAACACTAAAGGTAAGGGTTCTGATGATGGACGCTTCATTGGCACCAATGTTCTTAATGAAGCATTCCTTGAGCGTTTCCCTGTGACCTTTGAGCAGTCTTATCCCACTCCTGCTACAGAGCAGAAGATCCTTGAGGGTGTTGCTAATGACCTGAATGTGGTTGCTCCTAAATTCTGTAAGCACCTGGTGGACTGGGCAGACATTATTCGCAAGACCTTCTATGATGGTGGTATTGAAGAGATTATCAGCACTCGTCGTTTGGTTCACATCATCCATGCTTACAGCATCTTTGCTGACAAGTCCAAAGCAATTGAACTCTGCATCAATCGCTTTGATGATGAGACCAAGGCATCATTCATTGAACTCTATGACAAAGTTGATGCTGATTTTGAGATGCCTACAGATGCAGTTTCTATTGACAATAATGTAGATAACTGATATGATCTAGGGGAGGTATAATGTCTCCCCTAATGAATGCCTGGGCTTTACTTTATGAGGATTTCTTTATGACTGAACATTCAGAACACTATTACGATTTTGATCGTAATGGTCGTATCACAAATGCTGATAACAAAGATTGGAATGATTTTTGGGATAGTGTAAATGGTGTAAATGAATTCAGACTTAGTGGAGTGATGGGTGCTAGTAGTGAGGACGTGATTAATTTTAAAACAATGAAAAATTCACATACAGATTGGAAGTACAATGAAGAGGTACTTCTACAAGAATTGAAAGAATATATTCTTGGAACCTATAATCAACATTACTCTGCTGGTGATGATAAGGTACAAACACTTGACCTTATTGAAGCATGTGGTGATGGAGAAGCATTCTGTCGTAGCAACATCCTGAAATATGCTTCTCGCTATGACAAGAAAGGAACTGCACGACGTGACATCCTGAAGATTATGCACTATGCTGTTCTTCTGATGTATTTCAATGACAAAAACTCCCAACGCGAAACTTATCCTCAATGACTATGAAACTGTCTGAATCCACTGTAAACCTGCTGAAGAACTTCTCTTCTATCAATCAGTCTATCTTGTTCAAGGAAGGTAGCAAACTGCGCAGCATGTCAGTGATGAAAAATATCCTGGTAGAGGCAGAGGTTGCTGAAGAATTTCCAAAGGACTTTGCCATCTATGACCTGAACCAGTTCCTCAATGGTTTGTCTCTCCACTCTGCTCCTGACCTTGACTTCACCAGTGATCAATATGTGGTGATCAAAGAAGGCAAGATGCGTGGTAAGTATTTCTTTGCTGACCCATCTGTGATTGTCACTCCTCCTGAGAAGGAGATGAAGATGCCATCTGAAGATGTGTGTTTTGTTCTGACCAGTCAGCAACTTGAGAAACTCAAGAAGGCAGCATCTGTCTATCAACTGCCTGATATCTCTGCCATTGGGGAGAATGGTGTTGTCAAACTGGTAGCACGTGATAAGAAGAATGACACTTCCAATGACTTCTCTATTGTTGTTGGTGAGACAGAGGCTCAGTTTGTTTTCAACTTCAAGGAAGAAAACCTGAAGATTGTCCCTGGCACATATGATGTGGTTGTCTCACAAAAACTCTTGTCCAAGTTTAGTAACCAGAATATTGATGTCACATACTTCATTGCCCTTGAACCTGACTCAACCTTCGGTTGATATTCCCCTTAGAGTTGTAGGCAGTATTGGTGTCATCACTGCCTATTTCATTGTCCTACATGTCAATGTTACACTGGGTGTATGTCTGCACTTTATTGCTGATCTTATATCAGTGCCATACTTTGTAAGAACTAAGTCCTGGGATGTAGTTATCATGCTGACATTCCTATTGGTCATATCACTGAGTAAATTATTATGAAAGAAGAATGGGAAAAAGCAACTAACAGAGTTATTGCTGCTAACCTAATTGAATCACTTGAAAAATTGTTGGAGGGTCAAGCAAAGCACTATGTGTGCTCTGATAAAACTACCATGCATGAGAAGATTGTGATTGAGTATGGTCATAAAAGAAAGGAGAAAAATGAGAAGTGAGTTCATTTGGGTTGAAAAATACAGACCCAAAACAATCAGTGAGTGTATTCTTCCTGACAATATCAAAAAAACTTTCCTTGACTTCCTAGATAAGGGGGAGGTTCCTAACCTTCTTCTCTCTGGACCACCAGGATGTGGTAAGACCACAGTTGCCAAAGCACTCTGTGAAGAACTTGGAACAGATTACTATGTCATCAATGGTTCTGATGAGGGTAGATTCCTAGACACTGTACGTAACAATGCCAAGAACTTCGCTTCAACTGTATCGCTATCTTCTGATGCAAAACACAAAGTCATCATCATTGATGAGGCTGACAACACCACCCCAGATGTACAACTCTGTCTTAGGGCGTTTACAGAGGAGTTTATTGGCAACTGCAGGTTCATCTTCACCTGTAACTACAAAAATAAAATCATTGCTCCCCTTCACAGCAGATGCTCAACCATTGATTTCACCCTCAAAGGGAAAGAACGTCAATTACTTGCAGGTCAATTCTTCCAACGTCTCCAAGAAATCTTGGGTACAGAAGGTATTAAATATGATAACAAGGTCCTGGTAGAACTAATCCAGAAACACTTTCCTGATTGGAGACGTGTTCTCAATGAGTGCCAGAGATATTCTTCTGGTGGAGAGATTGACTCTGGTATCCTTGCTCACTTCACTAATGTAAAAACAAATGATCTCTTTCAATGCCTTAAAGAGAAAGATTTTGCGAAAGTTCGCAAGTGGGTCGTTGATAATCTGGACAATGATCCTACTGTACTTCTTAGGTCTGTTTACGATGCTTGTTATACATCCTTGGAAGGTCCTGGGGTTGCTGCTGCTGTGCTCATTATTGCTAAGTATCAGTACCAGAGTAGCTTTGTCGCAGACCAAGAAATAAATATGCTTGCATGTCTGACAGAGATTATGGTGGAGTGTGAGTTCAAATGATTGATGAACATGGGTGGTGGCAAAGAGACCCTATCAGTGACAAAGAGTGTATTCTATTATGCTTGAGGAACTGTACACAGATGTGTGGGGTAGATAGAAAACAAGTTGAACGTATTATTAAAGAACTAGAATCAGAATCATGAATGTAAAAGTAGTACATATGTCCACTGGTGAGGACATCATTGTTGAAGTTATCAATGACACAGAAGACTTTCTGGAAGTATCTACTCCTTTAGTTGCTGGTCCTACAGCACAGGGACAGATTGGATTTGGTCCTTGGGCACCTTTGGTGAAAGAGGGAGAGACCATTAAACTTGACAAAAAGTTCATTATGTTCTATGGTGAGCCTAATCCTGATGTTTCTGAAAGGTATGAAAAGATTTTCTCTCCAATTGAAACACCATCTAAGAAGTTGATTCTATGAAAAACTCAATCATTGTAGGACTCCTCTTAGGGGTGACAGGTGCTTTGAGTGCCTCTGCTGCTCACTCAGCAGGTCCTAGAACCAGGTACTGGGTCCCAGAGCACAGGCACTGTCATACCCATGTCAAGAAAGGGTTCAGGCACTGCCACAAGCACACTCATGGCGGTGAAGGCAAAGGGCATCATGGAAGGAGGTTTATGCACCACATCCATATGCCATTTTTTGACTATTATTATCATCATGATCATGATGATAGTTTTGCTTACCCACATTATCATTATTAATCATGTCTAAAAAGCATCAAGTGAAAGCTTCAAGGTATTATATATTTTGGGGTATTTGTACTATTTCTGTGGTATTTGGTCAACTGTATGTTGGTACAGGGTATCGCACTATGGTTCAGAGTATTGATAGACTGACAGCAGCAGTTACTGCTGAGTTGTACTGATGCTGAAATCACATAAGACACCATTGAGATATCCTGGTGGCAAGTCACGTGCTTGTGTCAAAATGAATCAATACTTTCCTGACCTTCGTAATTACAGAGAGTACAGGGAAGGATTTCTTGGTGGTGGCAGTGTAGCAATTCATATCACCAAGAAGTATCCCAATCTAGATATTTGGGTCAATGACCTATATGAACCACTGTATAACTTCTGGAAAGTTCTACAGGATAAAACTCTAGGGTACAAGATGTACAAGAGACTTCAAGAACTGAAGTCTAGGTATCCTGATGAGGGTTCAGCAAGAGGACTATTTTTAGAAGCAAAAGGACTAGTAAATGACAATTCCGTATCCCCTCTATTTCGTGCTTGTAGTTTCTACGTTATTAACAAGTGCTCTTTTTCTGGTCTCACTGAGTCCAGCTCCTTCTCAAAACAAGCGTCAATTGGCAATTTCACGATGCGTGGAATTGATAAACTCCCTGGATACACCCAACTAATCAGGAACTGGAAGATTACAAATCATTCCTATGAGGAACTGATGAAGCATTCAGAGAGTGCCTTCCTGTATCTTGACCCACCATATGATATCAAGGATAATATCTATGGTAAGAAAGGTTCTATGCACAAGTCTTTCAGTCATGATGAGTTTGCTAAGAATTGCAATGAGTGCTCTGCTAATATGCTGGTGTCTTACAACTCTGCCCAACTAGTCAAAGATAGATTTGAAGGTTGGACAGCAGCAGAGTTTGACCTGACCTATACTATGAGGTCAGTGGGTGAATACATGAGAGAACAGAAAGAACGTAAAGAACTTTTGTTGATGAATTATGAGAAGGAAAAGAGCCTGGAGGATCTGGGCAAAGGCGCTAGGAGAGAAGCAGGGGTCAAATGATAGAGAGGCAGATACTATTGCTCGCATACGCACCCTTATTTTTATGTCTTACCTGGTTACCAACCTTTTTATCATTAGTGGAGTGATCAGACATTGGAACTAAAAACATTTTCTGTGTGGATGACATATGATGATATGAATCTTGTATGTCAGAAACTACAGCAGTCTGATATATCTGATGAAGATCTGAAACGCATTGAATGTGCTTTTAGATTGGCACAATTATCATATGGAAATCCAGGAGCATTTTATGACTGTTGAACTTAAGGACTGGTTGAATTCAATCAACTTCAACAAGATGAATATTCTTGAAGAAGAACCACATATGACAAAAGAATATCCACCATTCATTGTCAACAAATGTTTGTCAGGTCATATGGATTGTGTTCTGTATGCCAATGAAATGAACAAGTATCATTTCTTAGATAAAGATATGCAATATAATTTTTATCTAAATATATTGAG